CCGTGCAACTATCCGCTACGCACTACAAGGTGGTGTAGATGGATACACGATCCAACGTCCTGATATCTTAGGTTCATACGATCTATTCAATGATGCAGAGACTGTAGACATTGATTACCTACTCATGGGTCCATCTATGAGTGGTATAGATGATACGATTGCTAAAGCACAGCATGTAATTTCTATTGCTGCTGCACGTAAGGATTGTATCGCATACATTTCTCCTTATCGTGGAGATGTGATTGGTCAGACTAAGACATCAACAATAGTACAACGCACAGTTAACTATTATGACCAGTTAAGCAGTACTTCATACGCTGTATTTGACAATAACTACAAATACATATATGATAAGTATAGCGATAAGTACCGTTACATTCCTTGTAACGCTGACGTTGCTGGATTAACATTATCCACAACCTTACAACAGGAGCCTTGGTATTCACCTGCTGGCTTTAACAGAGGACAACTTCGTAACGCAATTAAACTTGCTTACTCTCCTCTAAAAGATCACAGAGATTCCTTATATGCTTCACGCATCAACCCAATCGTAGCCTTCCCTGGACAGGGTATCGTACTCTTCGGAGACAAGACTGCACTGAGTTATGTGTCTGCCTTTGACAGAATTAACGTTAGACGTTTATTCCTAGTCATGGAAGAAGCAATTTCAGAGGCTGCTAAGACCCAACTATTCGAGTTGAATGACGAGTTTACTCGCCAACAATTCAAGAACATTGTTGAGCCATACTTACGCAGTGTCCAATCACGACGTGGTATTGTTGACTTCCTCGTAGTCTGCGACGGAACAAACAACCCTGCTGAGTCGATTGACCGTGGTGAATTCTATGCTGAAATCTTTGTGAAACCCACAAGATCTATCAACTTCATCACATTGACCTTCACTGCCACTAGAACTGGAGCAAGCTTCAGTGAGCTAGTTACTTAATGAGTAAACCGTGGCACGGCATCGTGCTCAACCTCAAATAGGAGATTAAAATGTCACAATACGACAGTCAAACATATTCGGGAGCAACCGAAGGGGGAAAAATAAGTGCACCTATTCTAGACTTTAGAAATAGGATTCAAGACTTAGCCCGCCCTAACCTGTTTCAGGTTGAGATCGGGTTCCCTGGTATACTAGATGACGGATCACCATCCGTCGGTGGTGCAAGTGGTACCACAGAGAACACTACTCAGAGTGAAGCTGGTAAATCAAAAGCAGGTGCAGGTGCATCTGCTGCTTCTCTTGCTACTTTCCTTGTGAAGGCAGCAAACATACCAGCTTCTACAGTGGGAGTAATCGAAGTGCCTTACAGAGGTAGGACACTTAAGATTGCTGGAGACAGAACCTTCGAGCCATGGACTATTACAGTCCTTAACGACAAAGGTTTCGCACTCCGTTCTAAGTTTGAAGAGTGGTCTACTAAGATCCAAGCTCTTCAGCAAAACCTACAGGAGCCTAAGACTATTGCTGAGTATCAAGCAAACGCAAAGGTACGTCAGTATGACAGACAAGGAGCTGTGGTAAGATCATATAGGTTTGAAGGTATATGGCCTTCAACTATTTCTGCTATTGATCTAGCATGGGATAGCAACGATACTCCAGAAGAGTATACAGTTGAGTTCCAGGTTCAGTACTGGACATATGATACTGATTCTAACGCAGGTAATGCTGTCCAAGAAGGATCAGAAAGCTAACCACATAAATACATAATGAAAAGGAAGGACAACTAAATGTCACAACTGTTTGGATATTCGATAGAACGTAAGAAGAAGGGTCAAAAATCCATTGGCCCTTCTTTTGTTACGAAAGATACGGATGATGCAGCACAACCCATTGTGGCAGGTGGTTACTTTGGTCAATACGTTGACCTTGGTGACGCAGCTAACAAAGCAAGTGATGTAGATCTCATTGGTAGATACCGTGAGATGTCTCTGCATCCAGAAGTGGATCAAGCAATCGGAGATATAACCGCAGAAGCTATTGCAGGTGATCTAGATGATAAGCCTGTAGAAGTAGAACTCTCAAACCTTCAGGTATCTGAGAGTGTAAAAAGAAGAATTAGAGAAGAGTTTGATAATGTATTATCATTACTAGACTTTGATCGTAAAGCATATGATATCTTTCGTAGGTGGTACATCGACGGAAGACTTTTTTATCATAAGATGATTAACCCTGACAATCCTCAAGAAGGAATGACAGAGTTGAGATACATTGATCCTAGAAAGATTAAAAAGGTTATCGAATATGCGAAACCATCGGATCGTGTGTCACCATCTGACCCAGAAGTCAACACACTAGTACCTAAGAGTGTAGAGTATTTCATTTATTCACCTAAAGGACTACGTGGGTATGAAAATAGAGGATTAAAAATAGCAACAGATGCTATATGTTTTGTCCACTCAGGTCAGTTAGATATGCAACGCAACTATGTGTTGTCACATCTTCACAAAGCTATTAAGGCAACTAACCAGTTGAGAATGATTGAAGATTCTCTGGTTATTTACCGCATGTCACGTGCACCAGAGCGTAGAATATTTTATATTGATGTAGGTAATCTACCTAAACAGAAAGCAGAGCAGTACCTTAAAGAGGTAATGTCTCGCTATAGAAATAAGTTAGTCTATAATGCAGACACAGGAGAAATAAGAGATGACAAAAAATTCATGTCAATGCTCGAAGACTTCTGGTTACCCAGAAGAGAAGGAGGACGAGGTACTGAAATCTCTACGCTCCCAGGTGGACAAAATCTTGGAGAACTTGAAGACATCAAGTACTTCCAGAAGAAACTCTACCGAGCATTAAACGTACCTGAGTCAAGGTTGGAATCTGATTCATCATTTAACGTTGGTAGGTCCGCAGAGATCACACGTGATGAAGTAAAATTCCAGAAGTTTATCGCTAGACTGCGTAAGAGATTCTCTGATTTATTCAACGATCTTCTTAAGACACAATTGGTACTCAAGGGTGTCTTAACTTTAGAAGAGTGGGATGAAGCTAAAGAGCACATTCAGTATGATTTCGTTGCTGACAACTACTTCAGTGAGTTGAAAGAGCAAGAGATTATGAATGAGCGTATGGCTCTTGTTGCTCAAATGGATCCTTTCGCTGGTAAATATTTCTCACTTGAATATATGCGTCGTCAGATATTACGTCAGACAGAGGAAGAATTCAATGAGATACAAGGTCAGATGGACACTGAGATCTCAGAGGGTAAACTTGTTGATCCTGTAGAGATGCAGAAGCTTGAAGTTGCTCAAATGGAGATGTCTTTGATGCCCCCAGAACCAGATCCTGCGGAAGCAGGTATCAGTGATGCGGACTATAAAAAAGGAAACATCTAAATAATATTATATTAATGAATCATTATGCCTACTGATGTCGCTAGAGATATAGTAAACGCACTGTTTGCTGGACAGAAAGATCTGTCCGATTATGTTGTACAGGGTATGAATGCGAAAGCAGTTGATGCCATAGATGCAAGGAAGCAAGAAGTTGGAAAGGTTTTATTTAAACCACAGGAAGACGGTCCTGAAAACACCGAGCAACCTGCGGATGCTGAACCACCTGAAGCTTCAACCGAAACCGAAACCGAGGAACCTAAAAATGAAACTGATCAGGGAGGAGATTGAAACCGCTAAAGTAACAATCACCGAAGGTAAGAATGGTAAGAAAAGCCATTTTATCGAGGGTGTCTTTTTGCAGGGGGAGATCAAAAACCGCAATGGTCGGATGTATCCTATTTCGACCTTACAACGTGAGGCTGTTAACTACAACAAGAAGTACATCGAAAAGGGACGTGCACTTGGTGAGTTAGGTCATCCAGATGGTCCAACTATCAACCTAGATAGAGTGTCACATCTGATTACTTCTCTTAAGCAAGAGGGTAATAACTATGTTGGTAAAGCAAGACTGTTGGATACACCAATGGGTAACATTGCTAAGAACCTCATTGATGAGGGTGTCAAGTTGGGTGTTTCATCCCGTGGACTTGGTACCATAAGAGAAAGAGATGGTGTTAAAGTCGTCATGGATGACTTCATGCTCGCAACTGCTGCTGATATCGTAGCAGATCCTTCCGCACCTGATGCTTTCGTCAATGGAATCATGGAAGGAAAGGAATGGATCTACAATAATGGGTCAGTTCAAGAGCAAACTGTGGAGCAAATCAAAAAAAGAATTGATAATGCTGCACTAAATCAAATGGAACAGGTAAAACTTTCCGCATTTAACCAGTTTATGCAGCAGTTGTAATAACCTGGTTGTCTAAATAACTAATAGCAATCGCATTTTACGATACGGAGACTACAATGTCAGAAGAGATTAAAAAAACTCTGGATGAATCAAGTGTAACCGCAGGAGCGAAACCAGCAGAACCTCAAGGTAAATTAGGTCCTGATGGTAGTAGTCTCGCAGGTGTACAAGATTTAGGAGGTCCAACACCTTTCAATTCCAAACCAGATGATGATAGTAACAAGTATAAGACTATCGCTGGTGGAAACGCCCAAGCACCTACAACTAAACCAAGTGATGCTTCCGCATCTACTCAAACGTTTAGTGATAAAGGTGATGTAAAAGCAGGACACGAGCCAGAAGGTGAAGTGATTGCTGAAGACCCTGCTGAAACAGAAAGCGTCATAGAAGTAGATTTATCTGCTGACGTTGCTGCACTTACTGAAGGTGAGAACCTATCAGAAGAATTCAAAGAGAAAGCAAAGACTATCTTTGAAGCTGCGGTAGTTTCTAAGCTAAACGAAGAGCTAGAGCGAATGCATGAAGACTATGCTAAAGCACTAGACAAAGAAATTGAGACAGTTAAAACTGAACTTGCTGAGAAAGTAGATGACTATCTTTCTTATGCTGTAACACAATGGATGGATAAGAATTCCCTCCAAGTTGAAGCAGGCATTAAGGCAGAGTTAGGTGAGTCAGTGCTTACTGGTCTTAAGAAAGTTTTTGTCGAGAATTACATTGAACTTCCCGACGAAAAGGTTGACCTTGTAGATGATCTACAGAGTCAGCTTAATAAAATGGAGTCAAAACTCAACGAATCAATTGAAGAAAACGTTGGACTTTCTAAGAAAGTTGGCGGCTATATTAAGAATGGGATTGTGACAGAGATTGCAGAGGGCTTAAGTCTCTCTCAGAAGGAGAAACTAGTCTCCCTCGCAGAAGCTGTTGAGTTTGAAAATGAAGATGCTTTTAAAGCAAAAGTGTCTACACTAC